AATAAAACCAAGTAATCTCATCATATGAACTATTGAGTGCCGCAAAAAATTTCTGAGTTTGTCCTAGATTAAAATCATTAAACACATAAGATTTAACGCTACAGGGTAGCTTCTGAACCTGACCTGTATAGACGTAGAAGTCTCTTTGACCCATCCAATACACAGCATCGTCTGCTGCTTTGACAACATTTGGTGCCATTATCGTTATATTCTCAGAGACCTGTGTTACACCAAAAGTATAAGGAGGTCCGAGAAACTGCATAGCATGAAGGCTAACATCTGTGAAAACAAGTATGCCTCGTTTGGTTTCAACAGCACTAATAATCTCAGAGCCTGACCCTAGCTTAATACTACCAGCAGTATTATTAGGAGTGGACTGCCAAGTTGTTGCAGACCCCTGGTCACTAAACCTGATGAGTAGGGGATCTTGCGTTCCGATTGCACTTTCTGGGTCGCAACCAAAAACAATAACGTGTCTGTCAACATCACTAACCAATACAACTTTTGCGACTGTAGGTGTCTTAGCATCGGCACCTGATACCGATGTTAATACTACAGCCCTTGAAAACGGACTTCCTGATGAAGTGGATTTATCCCAGTAGTATATGCCACCATCTCTTGGATTAATCAATAGATCTTCCCCAAAATTATCATGACTCCATAATCTTAATGTGGCTCCTGCTGCCAATAAACTAGAGCTTGAACCCCACGTACCACGACCCCAAGTACCTGCACCCCATCCAGTTCCTGCAACAGAACTATCAAGACCTGTGTTTATTTGGTATTTGCCAACAGTAGAACTACCACCATTACCAGTATCACTAGAGTTAGCTGTTGCGGTTGCAGTAAACTTATAGCTATTGTCATTTACGATTTCCGTTATTTGATATTCTTGGTTAAGTACATCTGCGGTTATATTCCCACCCAGAGTTGCCGCTCCAGTAAATGTAACAAAATCATTAACAACAGCACCGTGAGATGCATCTGTTGCAGTAATTACTGCCGATCCATTTGTTGCTGAGAATGTAACATCACCCGCACTTGTAGTTAGTCTTAATGGTGTAATATCATTGAAAGACCCACCTTCATCAACATAGTATTTTAAATGAGTACCAACTCCTAAGAAGTGAGTGCCATCTAACGCCACAAACTCATGCAATCCTCGTGCTGTTCCAAGATAAGTATTTGAGCTAGTCTTTTCCCAACCCCCTATTTTTTCAGGAACACCTGCACGAAA